CCATTTAACGCAGTCTTTTGAATTTCTTCTGTAACTGCTGGTTCTTCGCCCTCTTCTACAGGATCCGTAGTCTCTCCTTCAGTGAGTCCCATTTGATCCATTAGTTCTTCATCATCCTTGGCCTTGGTAAAGACTTCGTAAACATCTCCCCCTCCGTCTGCAATAACGTCTCGATGAGTTGTGATGTGATGCTGAATCCCGAGAATTGCGGCTTCCATATCCTTCTTGGGATCAACCCAAGCCCAGCGACGGCCTCGGAAATCAGGAGCGTTGAATTTCCAGAACTTATCAAAAGGAAGCCCTAAGCGTCCCGAAAGAAGTTCAATCTCAAGCCAAGCTTCAAAGATCGGTTCGAGAATATGTTCGATCAAGAATCTTTGGATTGCTTTCCAAACTTCCCTTTCCTCCAAGAGCCCCGCTCTGATAGAAGAATAGTTAACACCCTCCAAATCATTGGAAAGTGAGTTATAGCTAATGCCGAGAGAAGTAGCGACTCCACGGAGGCACGATTTGACGAAATCTCCATAACCAGAATTAGGGTGGTTGGTGTCCCAAGATTGAAAGTCAACCCCCATTGGGAGTTCCTCGATTGTTCCTGGCGAGGCATCAACGGGGAGGTTCCCGTCATCATCTATTTCCCCTGTCCATCCCTCGGGTGTCTTTTTGGTGAAGAATCCCATCTTTGCCGCTCCCGTCCTAGCCGCGACAAGCTCGGCCTCAGCGTAACCGTCTAACATCTTGAGACGGTTCATTGAAGATACCAACCAAGGAATGCCCCTTGTTTGCTCTGCTCGTTCCGTTCGGAATGGATGTAAGATTTCATCCGCAGGAATTCTAACTCGCCTTTTGAAATCAGCCCCAAATTGAGAATCCCCAGGGTGATTCGTCAGCATGTGATATGCTATCGGCTTCCTGTATTGATCAAATTCAATACCAAATCTGATCTCATTCCCATTATCTAGTTTTAGAAAATATGTCTCATCAAGAAGGTCAGCTTCCAAGACTTGAAGTCTCAGACCATCGCTAGACCTCATCATCCTGATGATCACCTCTCCATCCCTTGCGATAGAACGTAGGATTAGTCTTTGGACATCACACCAAGAATGCTTACCGGTCACATCACAATTCCCGCGCCGTCCCCATTGTTTCCAACCCGCTTCAATCAGATTGTTCGCTACCTCGTCAAGCGTTCCGTTTGGCTCCTTCGATCGGACCTGGAGAGAGACCCCCTTTTCTCCTAAGACGTTGTTTTCAAGAGATCGCAAGAAACCCTTCACCCATTCGTTGTTCCTTTCGAGATCGCGCGAACGATTGCGGAGACTCGTTAGGTTCCCCCTCAACTCCCCATCTTGAGAAAGAGAAGATGTGATCCAGTCAAGAGACAGACGACTAGAAGAAACCGCTTTGAAACTGCGCTTCTTAACCTTGTCTTTCGGTTTGCGTTGAAAGAATTTACCGATCATCTAAACTGGATTTTTAGAGTTTTCCTACTCCCGGCCACTGCTTGTTTTAATTGTTGGATCTCAACCCGATATTTGTCGCGGCTTTCCTCTAGATCCTTGATGCTCGTGAGCGTCAACGACTGATCCCCGAAAGAGGTTGAGGATGCGGTCTTTGCGTAAAGTTTCAGGAGAGTGGCGTCAATAACCTCCAATGTGTCCAAAGCCTTTGACAACTTTTCTTCGTTGGTGGCGTCTTCCATTAAGTTTTGACGATATGTCAATTCTTACCAGTTGTTCACCCATCCTCCTCGTTTCTTTGCCGTCTTCTTTTTGGGCTTCTCGGTTTCCTTTGGCTTAGGCGTCAAAATTGTCCTTTTCAAAGTATCCCAGTTGACCCGCAACAATGCCAAGGCTGCGCTGGCGTAAACCCTCAAATCTAGTGCCTCGTTCCTCGCTTTTGAGGGATTCTCGAAATGGGAATAGGGGATGCCATTTCGATAACGTGTGACCTTTACCTCACTTGTAAGCTGGCGAAACCAATCTTCCTGGCGGTCGTTCGGAAAGTGCATGAACCCGTCACCCTTCTCTCCTAGGCTCAATCTGGAGTAGATCAACTCTTTTGCGGTATCGGTCCCAACAGAAAACAAAAGGGAACGTTCAGCCCCTTGCTTTGTCGGCCTATTGACCATTGGAACCCCGGGACCACCCACCCCCTTGCACGCGAAAACCTTTCTGATTTGCCTCGGCTTCGTGTAGGAGTAAACCGTCTTTGTCTTATGCCCCGAGTCAATGAAAGTGCATGAGATGGCGATCTCTGATCCGCTAGGATGAATCCATTTCGTCTTCAATACCTCGTCTAGTTCCCTTTGCACCTCGGGAGTATTAAAATCTCCGATGATGACTCGATAGTCTAGACTCCATGATTCCTCACCCTCACCCCATCCGACAAGTTCGACCTCAACCCGGTCCCCTTGAATATCCACCCCGGCGGTAACCAGAAGGCATTCTTTCGGGAAGTCTCCCCAATCCTCGCGCCTTTGCATCAAGGGTTCCCATTTCACGCCTTCTCCCTCGTCTTCCCATGTCTCACCTAGGAAAGTATTGATCCACGTTCTCAGTGCTTCCTTTCCCGCTTTCTTGACTTTGATATTTTCCGCCGCCATTTGATGAAGACGGTTTTGATATCCCCTCTTGTGGCGAAACATCGAGGCAATACCGGGAAGGTGGTAACCTCTCAATGTTCTCTCGGGATAGGTCGGCACCCATTTCCCGTTCATGACCATTTGAATCCTATCCTCATCAGTTAGTCGCTCTTCACACCCCTCACAATGAAGATAGGCGTCTGAGCCATCCTCCGCATCCCATCGCACGTTCGCCCATTTTAGGGTTTGCTCATGTCCACACTTGGGACAAGGGCAAAAGTATCGCCTTTGATCGCTAGCCTCAAACTCCGTTTCAATCCTGCTTCGGCCTTTTACGGTAGGAGTTGACGTCATCACGACAACGGCATTCCAGAAGCTTTCTGTTCGCCTAACGGCAAGCGAGACGGGATCGCCCTCACTCCCAGCCGTCACGGGGTAGCGGTCAACCTCGTCCAAGAAAACAACTCTCCTGGGACGGGCTGCGAGTCCAGAAGGAGCATTTGCGCCGGTGATCGCTAGGTTGCCACCCGGGAAAGTCTTATGAGCGATGGTGTTCCCCGAGTGCCTAGATTTAACGTCAGAGAGCTTATCTTTAATTCTAGGTGTATCCCTAGCCATCGGTGCCAATCTCTCCTTACTCCATGCCTCACCCATCTCAACGGTCGGCTGAACCATCAGCATCGGGGCCGGGTCAACGTCGATAAAGTATCCCACAAGATTGTTTAGAGCTTCTGTCTTCCCCAGTTGAGCCCCTACCATCAAGACGGTCCCCGTAGTGTCAGGATCTAGAACAGAATCCATCCATTCCACAGCATAGGGCGTCATTTCGGTTGAGTATTTCCCATGACTTGCGGAAGACTCCGAAGAAAGAAAGCGGTATTCATTCGCCCATTCCGAAACCGATAGACGGGGTGGTGGCTCAAATACGTTTAGCCACGATGAAAAGATTTCTCGAAGTTGATCGCTCATGATCCCGAGAAGTCCTTATCTTTCAATGCCACGAGATCCTGCAAGGTCTTGTCCTTCACCGAATCAGGGACCGAGGCGTTTAGAATCGTGGTCTTAATCGCTGCCATTACTTTCTCACCCTCCCTCTTGACTAACTCAACCTCGACGAGTTCACCCCGAGTCTTAGCGTTGAGAAGCTCAAGCTTGTCGGCTTCCTCTTTGGTCCTCCTTAGCCTCTCCCGGTCGAAATCGGTTTGCCCTTCCTCCTTACTACCCCATTGATTCTTTGGAGCCGATCTCAGATAGCGAATGTAAGAATTGACGGACTCAAACAAAAGGTATTTTCCAGTATCCTTTTTGAAGATGATTCCGTCTTGAGCCAATTTCGCGATGTATTGAATTGTGCATCCAAAAGCCTTAGCCAGAGCCTTGGTGGTGATTATTTGCTCTTTCCCCGTAAAATCAGGCTTTTGAGGCTCATCCTTCTCGCTCATTCCCTTCAAATGTAGGACGGTGCTCTGTCAAACGAAAGGAGCAAACCAAAAAAAGTTATGACTAGTTTTTTGCGGCGAGACAGGAGAC